AAACCCATCGACTATGATACGGGTAAGTTGGTTCTCCATTTGGATCACGAAGAAACATTCCTATTGGATGCTAAACTACACGATCTCATAGTTACTTATAACGTCACTGACCAGGCTGGAAATTATGGCGGTACTAGTGATCGCAACATGCGTCTTACGTTTGTGGTAGATGTTAGAGACCAAAGTCTACTCAATATAACAGACAGTAGCACAGTTGCAACATTTAATATAGACGGTGATGATAGGGTTGGCAGTAGAATGGCTGGTCCTGCTCAAAACTCAAACAAGCAAGGACTGCAAACTGCGGTGGTACACATGACAAACTATACAGGTGTGTACAAGTTTCAAGCCACACTAAGCATACAGCCAACTGAAGTTGATTACTTTGATGTGCCAAGTCAAAGCTATACAGTGAGTGCAAAAACTGGATTGGTTTATCATAACTTTTATGGAAACTATCAGTTTGTAAGATTGGTTCACACACCAGATTCTGGCAACACAGGAACACTTGACAAAGTCGTTTATAGAAGTTAATATTAAAACATGATAGTATTGGACTTTATCCGTCAGCACATGCCTTATGGCTGGAAGCAAACACCTAGTGGGTGGATCAGTGGAAACTGTACAATGTGTCACACTCGCGGTCACAGTGCTGACAAGCGTGGTCGTGGCGGCATTATGTTCCATGATGATAAGTTTCAATACAACTGTTTTAACTGTGGATTTAAAACTGGCTGGAGTGTAGGTAAACGTATCAATGGTAGACTTACACAATTGTTAAAAACGTTTGGTGTAGATGAAGCTGACATACAGCGTGTTAACTTTGAACTGCTTAAACAAGAAGAAGCAGATGATATTGCAGGACAGTTTATACCCAAAGAGCGTGTACAAAAAGTCACAGTGGAATGGCATCCAGATGAACTGCCACCAGATTCACATCAAATTGGCAATTATCCATTGGACACACTAGACTCCAAGCAGTTGGATAAGCTAGCACTAGCATGTACATATCTTATGAAGCGTGGATTAGACTTTTATACTGACTGGTATTGGAGCCCACACATGCACTTTGCTAGTAGGGTTATACTGCCGTTTAGACATCAAGGCAACATAGTTGGATACACTGCACGTTGGTGTCCAGACAGTAGACCAGAAGGCATGCCCAAATACTATTTGAAAAGTCCTAAAAACTTTGTGTTCAATTTAGATGCACAAAAGAAACATGACATAATTATAGTAACAGAGGGACAGTTAGATGCACTACAAGTAGGCGGCGTTGCACTAGCAGGCAACACACCTAGTAATGTTCAATGCAGTATAATTGAAGAACTAGATAAACAAATAGTACTATTGCCAGACTTTGATAAAGCAGGAATGGACACAGTGAATGTTGCGGTAAAGCGTGGCTGGGCAGTTGCATTTCCTGAATGGGATGACGATATAAAAGATGCCAGCGATGCAGTAGAACGCTATGGTAGATTATTTACAGTGAGGAGTATATTAGAAAGTGTTGAGACATCGAGCACAAAGATCAAAATACTTGCGAAATCCCGTTGTAGATGATTACAACATTAGAGATGATGAATTTTACAGACGGGCAGCAAACATGAAACCAATTGGAGTTTATGCAAACTTGGAAGCAGAATGGACACAGAGATTTGCTTGGTGGCCCAAACGCAGTGACATAACCAATCAACGAATTTGGTTGACAAACTATTGGGAATACGCTATAAAAATGGATAGCCAAGGCGCTGTACCAAAAAAATCCAACAGCTGGATTATGATATATACCAGAGAAGAGTATATTACAAAGAAGTTGCAAGGGGAAATTAATGAGTGAAGATTACAGCGCAGAATTACAACAACTATATTTAGAGTTCTTGTTGGCAGACAAGGATCTTTTTGTGCGGTGTAATGCTATCTTAGAAAGCAGTTACTTTGACAGACAGTTCAGAGACACTGTGGACTTTGTAAAAAAACATGCAGATGAATATCATGATGTTCCCATGTTGGAGCAAGTCAAAGGTGTTGCTGGCATTGAAATAGCTGATGTAAAAGACAAACTAACAACAGAACACAAAAACTGGTTTATGGATAACTTTGAACAGTTCTGCAGACACAAAGCACTTGAAGCGGCAATCTTAGCAAGTGCTGATAAACTTGAAAACAAAGAATATGGTACAGTTGAAGGCATTATCAAAGCCGCAACTGAGATTGGACTTGCTAAAGACTTTGGTACAAACTATTGGGATGATCCTGCTGGACGTATACAAAGCATCAAAGACAACAGAGGACAGAACACAACTGGTTGGGAAACATTTGATAGAGTACTGTATGGTGGATTTAATCCAGGAGAACTAAACATCTTTGCAGGTGGTAGTGGTAGTGGTAAGAGTTTGTTTATGCAGAACTTGGCACTAAACTGGAGTTTGCAAGGCAAGAACGTTGTGTACATCAGTTTAGAACTTAGTGAAGAACTTTGTGCTATGAGACTGGATGCTATGCTTACAGGCATGAGCACCAAAGACGTTATGAAAAATAGCAGTGATGTTGAACTACGTGTTAAGATGGCTAGTAAAAAAGCTGGTAGACTACAAGTAATACAAATGAAAAATGGTAGCACTATCAATGATATCAAAGCATATTTGCGAGAATATCAAATACAACACAACTTGCATGTGGATGCACTGTTGGTAGATTACTTGGACTTGATGATGCCAATCACAGTTAAAGTAAATCCAAGTGATCAATTTATTAAAGATAAATTTGTTAGTGAAGAACTACGCAACTTAGCAACTGAACTAGGCATACTGTTTGTAACAGCATCGCAGTTAAACAGAAGTGCAGTTGACGAAATAGAGTTTGACCATAGCCATATTGCAGGCGGTATTAGTAAGATCAATACAGCAGATAACTTGATTGGTATCTTTAGCAGTAGAGCTATGCGAGAAAGAGGTAGGGTGCAAATACAGTTTATGAAAACACGTAGTAGTAGTGGTGTTGGAAGTAAACTGGATCTCAAGTTCAATATGGACAGTTTGAAAATTGAAGACTTAGATCCAGACGATCAAGAAGATGAAGGTGCAGTAACCAGCATCTATCAAAAACTAAAAACAAAAAGCAGTGTAGCACCAGCAGGTGAAAGTGTTACAGAGAATAACATGGACGCTAATCCACAAGTTGATGCTACAGACAGATTAAAAAGTTTATTGAGGAAAAGCGAGTGATCAGATTAGCAACTGAACAAGAATTAGAACACATTAAGAACGATCCAGTTAGACCACACATTGGCAAAGAATGGCGCACACGTAGCGGCAGAGAAGTGTATGTGTTGGAACGTGACGGAGAGATTGCTGCATGTATATGTGTAGCATACATGGACGAAGTGCCTACTAGCGAAACAGATATGAAGTGGGTAGGATTGAATTGTGCAGTATTTTATACTGTATGGAGTTATCAGCGAGGAGCAGGAAGGGAAATAGTAAATGGAGTAGCAGAGCGAATCAAAAATCAACGGCCTTGGGTTAAAAGATTTGTTACACTAAGTCCGCTAACAGATATGGCAAGGAATTTTCATATAAAGAATGGTGCTAGGTTTGTAGCCAAACACAGTACCTGTCAAAACTTTGAGTATGATGTGCGCTGAAGCAAAGGTGCAGTCGACCTTATCTATATCTATTATATGATTCCGAACAGCAAACACGGTGTATAAGTTGAGTCATTAATATGAGCCTAGTTGAGCCTGTGTTTTGTGTTTGCATTGCCATTGATGATTTGCTCTTATTTTTAATGGTTGGTCCTATGTTGAGAATCAATTTCTCTGCAACTGCCATAAGTGCTTGTCACCAATGCTCCAGCAACAATATTTACTAAATACTACTAAGATGAAGCGTAAAACAAGATCATTATTGGAAGAAATTAATGCTATGTCACCAAAACGTGACAAAAAGCATATTGTTGAGTCAAATGCACAACAAGTGATTGTTACAGCGATAAACTTGATCAATTTGATCAATGAAAGTTTTGATGTTGAAACAGCCGCAGATTTAAACAAGCGTTTGATTAACAGCATAAGAACCAAAGATCCACGTAAGTTTCAAAGAGGAATTGGTAAAGTAAATGAAGATAGCAGACATACTAGGCGGAACTAAGAAACGTAAAAAACGTGGAAGCCGACTTAAAAGAATAAGACAAAGAAGTTTATTTGATAATGCTCCTATTAAAGAAGGCGGCAATATATTTCCTGATAGTGTGAGCTTTGATCACAAAATAATTCCTCAAATTATGAAAACTGTAAACAGTGTATTACAAAAAACTGGCAGTACTGCTATTCCAATTGGAAGCGGCGCAACTCCAACTCCAGGTAAAGTAAGTGGAGACTTGGATATGATTGTTGATGTAGATCAACTTAAACAACACTTCAATATGGAAGATCAACCAGACAAAGTTATTAGACAAAAGCTACGTCAAGTATTTGATTTAGCAGGACTTAATACTGGGCAAAGTGGCACCAGTGTACATATCGAAATACCTGTAGGTGACAACACACACCAAGTAGATATTATGGTTGTACCAAATGCTGATAATGCTGCAAAGTTTCATACACACAGTATTCCACAAGGTTCAAAGTGGAAAGGCGTAAACAAACAGATTGCACTAGCAAATATTGCTAAGAGCAAAAATATGTTATGGTCACCTTACCAAGGATTATTCAACAGAGATGCTAACGGTAAAAAAGCAGACCTAATAACCAACAACATTGACGAAGTAGCACGTACACTACTAGGCCCAAATGCCACAGGAAAAGACATTGGCAGTGTGGAGCAGATACTAGCCGCATTGGGTAAAGAAGCAGGCGATGCACTACTTGCTGATCTTCGCAATGATCCAAATTGGAAAGAACTTGACTAATGAGAGCCAATCAGTTTTTAACAGAAGCTACACAAAAAGGTAGAGAGTATAATCACTTAGAAGATCTAGTTACATTTGAAGGTAGCAAAGGCGCACTCAAAGCCGCAGAGATACTCACACGCCTAGGTCAAGATTCTAAAGATGTCAGCATTAAATGGGACGGTAATCCAACATTGTTTTGGGGACGTGAACCAGACGGTCAATTTGTAATGACAGGTAAAAATGGTTGGGGAAAAAATAAATCAACCAGCAGTGGTGCTCTAGCAGATTTTATTATGAACTCCGGACAAGGAGAAGATTGGCGTAAAGACTTTGCTAGTGACATGGCAGGTGTGTTTGATACGTTGGAAAGAAACACT